TGCATCTGGTTTCTCTGTATAACTAACACTGTTGTTAGCCAAGGCACGTTGTGGTTCATTCTCCCACCACTGACCTGACTTAGCATGACGCATACGATCATCACTAAGGTTCGACAGAGAGATCATAGCTGACCTACGTACACCACCAACTACAACTACCTCACCAATCTTGCACATGATGTCGTGACATTCAATACTAGACAGCCTACGTCCTTGTGCAGCTTTAAATATACGTACCACAAAGTTAAACAAATCCACCAAAGGTGCAGGGCCACTAGCTCTACCACCGAATGTTTTCAGTCTAGCACCTGCAGGACGAACACGAGATATGTCCCACTGTGGAATCTCACCTGCCCAAAGAAGAGCCATCACTTGTCTGAGAGATTTAGCCCAACCTTCTTTGCTATCCTTCACAACGACTGTGGTATCACTGTCGAACAACTCAGGGACTTCGGGCAGCTTACTGATGAACTGACGTTCAACACTGAACCCAACACCAGTACCACACAAGAGGATGAACATAGCCTCATCGAAGGACTTAGGGTCATCTATGGGTAAGTAACTACAGTTGTACATGCAGGTATTATCCCTGTCTGCTGCTTCCCCGGCAGTCATCATTGACCGCATAGAAGGCATGACTTGTAGGCTAAGAATACTCTCTTCAATATCCTTTGCTGTAAAATCATCTATGTTGGGTTTAACTATATTAGTTATGTATCGTGATACAGTCTCTGCCCAACTCTCCCTGCGTCCTGTATCATCAAGCCACCGAGCATACCGAGAAGTATGTATGAAAGATTGATAGTCTGTTGGTAAATAATTACTCATCGTTTGTCACCACTTCCTTTAAGTGTTCCACGTTCTTTTCTATCTTGAAGTTTATTTAGATTATTCTTTGCTACTTCCCCCATGTTTACATTTAGATCTCTGCACAGTGCAGCAATGTACCAGAGGCAATCACCTATCTCATCAGCAATAGCAGACCTATCGAAGTTGCCATCACGAAGTATCTTCTTTACTTTATTAGCTACCTCACCTGCTTCTGCAGCAAGACCTAATGCAGGGTAGATAACCTGATGTTCCGTTTTGTAGATTGCAGTATCAGATGCAGCCTCTTGATAGAAGTCAAAGCCCATATCTGAAATATCCCAATAGTCTATTTGTTCTTTAGTCAACATGTTGAATGACCTCACATTCAGTTATTATTACATCGTCTAAATCATAAAGAGCATCTTCTACTTTATCCCTTATGACATCACAGTTATCCCCAGATAACTCTAGGAAATTTGCATTTGGATCAACGTTTATGTTTAACGTTACCTCGTATCGGAAACCACTAGTTATACGCAACTAAATCTCCCTGTCAATCTCAAGTTCTATCGGTTCAATATTTTTGTGAAAATATTTTACCATCTCGTAGGCATCATCAAAGCTGTCGAAGTAATACTCTCTCGACAAGATTCTGCCATTTACTTCTACCTTACATAGGTTGTAGTAATACTCCTCACCATCTGGGTAGTAGTCTGTGTATGGCCCAGATTGGACATCCCAAATTTTAACTGGATTCATTTTTGCTGTCCTTTAGTAGTTTGATGTAATGATCTAGCTCAGATACCACCAACCATTTTTGTCTGTCTGAACGATAGAAAACTACAGGTGGATTATCCGTGTGATTGTCTGCTTGTTCCATCCAAGCATACACAGTTTTTAAAGCCGACTTTCTCCTTTTTACTTCTATTGATAGGGGTATTAGCTTACGTGCTGCAGGTGACAACTGTATGTCTGCACCAGTATCACCCATAACTGTAGACTTTATATCGTCAGGTTCAAGTTCAGGGAAAGCTTTTAGTAAAGCATCCCTGATCTCTTGCTGACCTAGCCTACCTTTCTGTTTACCTTGCTTACTCAATCTATTAACTCAGGTACTTTGGGCTTCTTAACCACATCAATCAAGTACTCCTTACGTCCCCCGGCATACTGAAACACTCTGGCTTCAGGCCAACATGTCTTCCTATACTCGCAACCAGAACAAGTAAAACATAATTTAGTATTCTCTGATGTCTCTGACTGTCGTTCAGTTGCTAGTCTTTCTTTTGGTAATTCGCCAGACACTATCTTTTTTATTTCTGATACTTCTCTTTCTTTGTCTTTCATTTCTTTTGAGAAGTCGTATGTATCTAAGCACAGTTCAAAGTTATCTTTCTGTACGACAAGAAAAGCACCACGTTTTTTATCCTTCACAAGTGGATCATCTTTACCTGCATATACATAGGAACTTAACTGACTTATGTAACCGTATGGATCATCATCACGAAGTAAATGTTTCTTAAACTTATTCATTCCGTATCGTGATGTAGATTTAACATCTATTGTTACACCGTCAATCACGGCATCCCTATGACCTTTGATACCATGTACAGATAAACGATCCTGTTCACCTTGTACATTATGCCCTGCTGCTTTTGCTAATGAAAGCACTAGGGCTTCTAAAAGATCCCCATAAAAGAAAAGACCGAGTAGTTGAGGTTTTAATGGTGCAGCTTCCTCTGTTTTATTTATTCTATACCAAGTCTTTCTTTTACAGGGTGAACCCACAGAGGATAAACTTAGATACCCTCTGGGTTTCTGAGGTTCTTTGAATCTATCATGTGCAACATTAGCTATGCTAGAAGCTAAGTATGCTGTAATTGTTCTGTCCCACCCACCCTTTCCTTCAATTACAGAATAGATATCTTCGACTAGTGTGTTTATGTTAGGCATTACCTACTCCTTAAAATGGAATGTCTTCTGAAACAAGCTCAGTCTCTGCTACTTTAGCAGCAGCTACGTGACCTGACGTAATGTCCTTTGTAAAAGGATCAGGCCCAGACACACCACTCTCACCATCGTAAGATACAAGCTTCACAACTTTAACACGTTCTAGCCGTGTGGTGTAAGAAGAGTACTGTTTGTTCTTGTAGATATCTAGTTCTACTAGAACCTCTGAACCATTACCGATTGGTCCATTAGACTCAAAGCTCCAAGCAGAGCCATCTGGTTTGTACACCGCAGGTGCTCCACCATCCCAATCATTAGGAGTATCAAACTTACGAGTGAACTTAAAGGCACGTCCTCGTCCCTCTGGATCATCCTTACCTGATGACATGCAACCTGCATTTTTAATACGTGCTTCATTGTCTTCGTCAAGAATCATCTCAATTGTACACCGTCCATCGGTGTCTTGCCATTGACCCTGATATCCCTCAAGATCACGATTTTCTTCAAACACTTTTGCCCATTGAGCAATACCTGTTACTGTGATTTTAGCCATTTGCTAACTCCTTTAAAGTTTAGAATTGAATTGTAGCATGTATTAAAAAGAACATGCAAGAACTTTTTTAGTGTATCTCGGAATATTTATTTCCGAACTGCACATCAATACCTAAGTTCACATTAAGTTTTAACTCCTTATTTAGTTTATCAATAGCATTGACAAGTCTAAGTTGGTGTCGTTCTTCATCTCCTTTTCTGACAAGGTTAATTGATTCATCATGGAACTGCCCTACGATATTGGGTCGTACTGTACGATAGTAAGCTACCCACTTATCAAAACAGTAAGCACCTGTAGATTGGTTGAGTGTAGAGAATACATCTTTCTCATATCGAAGAGTGTGCCAGAACTTACTGACAGGATTCTGTACCCACATCTGTCCATTGATACGTTTTACTTTCTTTAGATTATCTGCAGCAAATCTTGCGACAGACCAGTTACGTTCCCAGTATGCATTCAAAAGTTTCTTAGCTTCTTTCTCTGTCATACCTGTTTCTCTAGCCAACTTAGCAGCACCAACGCCATAGGTTGCTGAGTAGTTTACCACCTTGTAGTTCTTTCGTAGTGCTTTTAGGTTAGCCTTACCTGCATTGTGTAAGTCTATGTCGTTCTGTGTAATAGCCCCTGCATGTTTAGCTAGATCAAGGTGTGGATCGAAGCCATGCTTAGACATATCTTCTACATACTTGGGATCATATGGTTTCATATAGTGACGTTTAGTAGTATCTTCAAGTGATGTCATATCAGCACCACATAATACATAGCCCTCTGGTGCTACAAGACAACCACGTATTTCTTTACCCCAAGGTTTATCTATACCGGGAAGATTTACAAGGGGTTTCTTATGCTTGAAACGTAGTGTATTAGTAACACCTTCAATCTCTGCTCTTACATACCCATCTACCTCACACTCTAGCATACCTTTAAAGATACCCAACCTGTGTTGAATTACAGTCAGGCCATCAAGAACATTAACTGATGGGTTACTATCAATCAACAGCTTGACTGAGTTGGTTAGCTCTCCATTCTTTCGTACTTGTGGGATCTTACGATCCTCAACGTACTTATATGTACAAGGATTCCAACCTAGATCAAACAACCACAACTTTACTTGATCAGAAGAATTTGGATTAGGTTCTACAACTCCTTTTACTATTTCTATTTCACCGATATAGTCAGAGGGGTGCATATGCTCTTGAAGTAAAGCATTCCATTCAGCACCTTGCTTAGACAGTGAGCCATCTTTCTTATGCATTACCTTTGGCTTTGACTTCTTTCTAAATAAAGTACGCATAGGCATTACTGTTTTTAATTCAGTAATCTTTTTATCTTGTGCAGATTTTAGTTTATCTACACAATCTTTTGCAAGATCTACATCAAGCTTCCAACCACTTTCTTCTGCAGCATAAGCACACTTCATCTTGAATGAAAGATACTGCAAGAACCTATCTAGGTTATCCTTATCCTTGTAGACCATCATAAATCTCTGGATAAGATTTTCCCAAAGTCTCTTGGTTATCTTAACATCTTCTTGACATCTGTGTTGATACTCTTCTTGAGATAGGTTTACCCAATCAGTTATCTCAGGCTTGGGTACACCGAACTCTTCACCGAAAGCTTCAAGGCCATGCATTCCCAAAGGTCGTTCAGTATTAATTACCCATGACATAGGTAACGTATCATACAACTTAGCTTTAATATTAATACCTAATATCTTTTCAAGTAGTGGTATATCATAACGTATAATGTTATGACCTATCAAAACCTTTTGATTAAGTAATATATTTCGCATAGTATCGTAGTCACTGGTAGAACCTATAGGGTTTCCACCAGTACTGAACGACATACAGTGTATCTTAGTGGCCTCATCTAAGAGGCCGTCAGCTTCTACATCAAAGATCATTACGCCACCTGTGATTCTTCTAAGAATAAATCCTCTCGTAGTATAGTTGTTGTAGGGTCGTAGTATACTGATCCTGCCCTACCTAACTTAGCAAAGGGTCTGTTCTTATCTACAATAAAGTTAGTAGTATTCTGTTCCACTTCATCCTCACTTTCTGCTGTACGTTCTAATTTTATACAGATAATAGCTTCTTCTTCAAGGGATGCAGCATACTTTGTACGTCCATCATCATTGACCTGAGATATAAATATCACACCAATGTTTAGCTCTTTAGCTAACTGAGCCATGCGAGAACCTAGTGTGGTCAAGGTACTAGTAGCACCATCTACACCAGAGTTAGATAGGTAGGCCAGACGTTGCACATGGTCGATGAAGATATAACCTGCACCATATACTGTAACAGCCAGACGTACATAGTCGAGAAGCTTGAGTGGATCATCATGTGACATCATCTCAAAGATGATTGTCCTCTCACCCTTGGTGGCAATCTTAGCAGCCTCAATAACATTCCTCTCTGACACATTATTGTTAGCCGCATCTTCCTTAGTCCTGACATTAACACCAAGCTCATACGTAGCCATAGCACGGTAGGTGGTAGACTTCATCTCTTCCATATGCAGCATAGCTACAGATGTCTCACCGTTGTTCAGTAAGCCTGTCTCAAAGTATCTTATAACCTCAGTCTTACCAGTGCCACGAGGTGCTTTGATAAAGGTAAGACCGCCTTTAACCATACCACGTATCTTGTCATCCAAGCCAGTGTGACCTGTAGGTACATACTCATAGGGACTTTCGTTTATGATTGCTGCTTCTACATCAGCATCAGAACAAAAGAAGTTCTCTGGTGTGTATCGTTGAGGAGACTTAGCAGCCCACATCAACTTATCTTTCTTACCTGTCTCAAGGAACTCGTTTGCATCTTTGCATTCTGTCATGGGTACAAAGTAAAATCTATCTGGAAATGTCTGATACAACTTATCAGCAGCCCTACGTCCTGCATCATCTAGCTCACCTGCATACACAATCTCCCTGAATGTAGAAAGATACTTGAGATTGTGCTTGATAAATTTCTCACCAATGGATGCAGATGGTAAAGACTTGACAGGGAAAGTCTTGCCAAGGATTTGATACAGACTAGCTGCATCGAACTCACCCTCAGTAATGTATATACGTTTGCCTGTACCTGCGTTGAACTCCGGGCCAAACAGGTGGTTCATACCTACGCCTTTGTCTTTGATCCATGACTTAGACTTATCATTACACATACGATACTTAATAGTATGTGGGTACTTGTATGCATACCGTACCTCTTCACCATTAGCACCTGTCTGTATCTGTATACCATATAGCTTACATACATCAGGATCAATGCTTCTAATACCAGTATACTTTACACCAGTAACTGGTACGTTCTGCGGTTGAATACGTTCTTTCAAGGGATACTCCTGTTTAGCCCAATCAAAAGTCTGGGGCATGTTTTTCATAGGGTATGCTCTACTGCAAGAGTGGCAGTGACCATAGCCATCGTCATTCCAATTGAATGCATCGGAAGAACCACATTCAACATATGGACAAGGCGAGTGGGGATTATCTGACATTTGTTTTTCCTTTCGATGTCGGGTCAAGATAGGTTACTACCCTACCTGTATTCCATCTCTTAGCTTCTTCTTCTGCTTCATGCAAGTTATTAAATATCCAAACCTTGTGTTCTTCTGTCCAAGGATTCTCCTTACGGACATAAGTGTGCTCTCCTAATTCTATTTCTATTTCTACTGCATACATTATTTATCCTTTCGGTTTAGGTATAGGCAATCCAGACCAATCATCGCATGGATCGTCACTCATTAGTGTCTTCCTTTAGCTAGTGCCATCCATGACACAGGGAATAACTCATGCATCTTGAGGCTGATTTGTTCAGCCACGTACCGTGTCTCAAATTGGGTATCACTAGCACAACGTAATACACACATATCTGAGAATGCATCTAGTGATCCTGACCAGTACCACTCAGTCATGGTGCTTTGGGGCAACACCATACGTGCTTGCTCTGGGCATACACCTACAACATTAATTAAACGCATGTAGTAAGATACTGCCCTTTCTAGTCGTTGTGTATAAACTTCTTCAAGAACTTCAACCACACCATCACTACCTTGTTTCTTATCTTCTGAGTGGCCTCTCCATACATCAGGTATGTAGAACTCAGGACGTTCATCCACATACCTACGACTGATCTCATTCCAACGTAGGAATTTATGCTTGACTAACTGTCGTGCCACAAAGACAGGTGCTTTGACATGGAAGGTAGCAAAGGCATGACCGAATGGTGACATATGTTTGTGCTTGGCTAGGTACTGGATCAGCTTGGTATCTTTATGTGCCATGACATAGACACCCTTAACCATATCAATACACTCAAGCTCACTCTTCTTACCAAAGCTAACCCTAGCTGCATTGACCACACTAAGATCACTACCCATGTGGTCTACGTATGTTGCTTTAATCATATTTATTCTCCTACATTACTTGGTTCATAGACTGCACCATTGTACTTACTGCCTGTCTTTTTTGTACCAACCTCTACTCCATTGTTACAACCAAAGACAACCAGTAATAATACTATTGCAATAAACATGCACGATCTCTTTGTCCACTTTATGAACTCTTCAAAAGTTCTTTCAGCTTCTATCTGTGATGACTCTCTTGGGGTCATGCTACTACCTCGCAATCCTAGAATCTCTTGCAGTGCAGGAAAATCCTCTTCTAAATCAGCTATGACTTGATCCATTTCATCTGGTGTCATGCTACGTACCTCGCAATCTTGTACTCTAGGTCTGTGTGTACAATGCCATGCCACCCAGACAGTTTGTTCTTGACCACATTGATGTGGCGTTGATTGTCTTCTTCCTCTTGTCCCTCTACGGTAGGGTTCTTAGAGATCATCAGCATCAGGTCAGCTTCTGCTGCCTTACCTGTTCGTGATCCTTCCATCATGGCTTGGTTGAGTACAACCTTGCCCTCTGCCTCTGCTGATAGCTGAGACATGTAGAACACCGCACACTCTTGTTGCTTTGCAATCTGCCTAGCATGTACAGCATTAGCCTTGAGTGCCTCGTCAGGACGTGAGAAGCCACTAGTACGTGCAAACTTGTCACCCATATCAAGTATCACAATGTCAGGCTTGTATGACTTGCATACAGACTCAACCCAGTTCATGTCACGACTAGTCGCATCCTTGAACATGATCTTGTCACGGATACGGTTGAAGATAGACAGTGCCTCTTGCTTATGTTTCACAATCTCGAACTTGTCCATACCAGTAGCTGCCGTGATGTAACGGTGGGCAACACGATGGTATCCCTCTTCGTTACACAACACAATAACACGTGCGCCTTGCCATGCAAATCCATTCGGCCCTGCTACCAGTGAGGCATGGAAGGATGTCTTGCCAGTGTTAGGTCTAGCACCTACCTCAATCAAGTGTCCTGCATTGATACCCTCTACCTTACGTGTAAGGGTAGGGATGTTGAACGTCCACTGTGACTCAAGGTCAGTCATAGCAAGGATAGTATCAAGGTTGATATCTTCCCAATCAATACGCAGGTTAGGTGTGAAGTCATCACCATACTGCTCAAGCATATCACGTAGTGGCTCAAGGCTAGACTTGCTACCGTTCACATAGTCAAAGCCAAGGTTAGCAATGTCCTCGCCAATGACCTGTTGGAACAACTTGGATAGCACCTCTTGTGCTACGTCACTACCCATAGGCCGTTCCTTCTGTACCTGTTGGAACAGATGACTGTATGCTTGCTTCTGTGCTGTGGTGAGGGTTGGGTTATTAGCCATGAACAACGCCTCAATCTCCGCAGGTGTTATGGTACGTTCATAACGATCCATAGCAGTGTCGATAGACTGCTTGATCTTACGTACATCTTTGCTGAATAGCCTGTCGGGACAACGTGCGCCACGATGCTCATCATAGAACTCTTTGTCCATGAGGCTACGTATTAATGATAATTCCATGTGTCAGTCTCCTAGTGTTGTAAGGTTATCAAAGTCGGTAGGGTTTCTGTATTTCAAATCGTCAGTCAAGTACAGTATCTTTACTGTATTAACGTGTTGTCGTAAGTCTCTTGCAAATTGCAGTGTCTTGGGTAAGGCATCGGGGTCTAATGCAATTATTGCTGTTGAGAACTGCGACAAGTACCTCTTGTGTCCACTGGACAATGATGTACCCAACACTGCGACCCCGACATATACACCACCATCACCTACAATAGCAGCACTCACGCAGTCCTCAACAACTACAGCCGTTTTACCACACCCATGAGCATATGGCAAGTGGCTTTTTCCATATCTCTTCCACTTAGGTATACGTTTACCCAGTGATCTGCCTGTGGCATCGACCATAACATTGTTGTGTACAACAGGGAACACCACACGATGTTCCTTAACGTCATACAACAACCCTAAATCTTGTGGGTCTATAGCCCACCCGTCACAGAAAGGTTTGAGCTTCTTGTTATCACGCACAAACCAATCAGGCTTTGAGAAAGTTGCAGTGTGTGTCTCTTCTGCAACACTACCCAAAGACTTGCGAATATCATCTGCACTCAGGATAGTACGTGTACCACCTGATGCAGTGCAACTCGCCTTGTAACAATTCCATATGATAGAACCCATGTTGTTTGTAACAGTAAAAGTATTCTTAGTATTACATACAGGGCATGTCATACGTTTAGTCTCACCATTAACAAGTGATAGATCATTTATAATATCTTTTATATTCATAGTATATCACTTTCTATGTTGTTCGTTCCACTCAAGGATACACTTATGTTTCTCTGTGTCAAGGCATTATTTGCACTTGCATACGAATGCTTTAGATAAGGCTTAACAGAAGAGATATGATTGTGTCCTGTCACCGACATAATCTGATTGATTGGTACACCTTCCTTGTCCATCTGTGTTACTCCTGTCCTACGTAAGTCCATAAGCCGTAGCTCTTCGGGTAGTTTAGCTAGTCGCATAACCCTTCGCCCTACCTTGGACAATCTTTCCATAGCATATGGATTGTATGTACCGTCAACAGGACGTGGGTGTGGTGCTACGTAACACTGAAACCCAAAGTCATTCTTCTGTTCCTTGAGCATGTGTAGTAGGCTGTCAGATATGGGTAGACTTACGTCAGCCCTACGTTTACTCTGTTCCAGTTCAAGCACACTGTTATCAAAGTCTACGTTGTCCCACGTTAAGGTACGCATGTCACCCAGACGTTGACACCACTCGTATGCCAT